TCTACGTTTTATTAAACTTTGTAAACTATAGTAGCTTCATCTGTAGTTTCGATGTTGCTAGCTAAGCCAAAGAAGTTAGCTTCTACTCCAACTACGTCGTCAATAGCAAGTGTAGGCAACTCAAACATTGCTGTAGGCATTGGAATCTCTAAACGTGTTCCAGTTGTTCCACCAATTTCTAGTTTCAAATTGAAACTGTTTGTAGGAATTGCTAATGCGGTTGCTTGTTGGAAGGCTTTAAAGAACTCTCTGCTTCCGCCCGTTCCACTATCTAAGTAACAAGTTAAGCTTCCGGAAACTTCACGTGTGCCTGTGATAAGGCCTACAGACTGGTTTACAACACCCATCTCTTCAGGCATTAAAGAAGAGATATTATTCGTAAAGGTTACGCTGCCTCCCGTAAGAGTTATATTGTAAACGCCTGCCCCAGCCCCAGGAAATACTGTCGAATTGTTTGCCACAATAGCAACTTTACTAAGTCGATTCTGAATAAAAGCGCTTGTATCAGTCGCGCCTTCAGAAATATCAGCAGTAGGCTCGGTTGCGCCAGGGGCAGTAGTAATACTTTGTGCCATACCACTCCAGCTAATTTGAGCAATTCCTTCAATGTCAAAATCAATAGTAGCTTCGTTAATTACTGCGTTGTTAAGCGTATACAAAGTGTCTTCGGTGCTTGTACCAGCCCCGCCGTTAGGAATAAAAAACTGTAGGGTGGCGGCTTCCTTGAATACTGGCTGATTGGACTCGCTGAAATCAAAAGTGTTAGAGGTGTCATTAGATTGCGTACTAATAGCAGCAGTGGCGTAATCAAATACGCCGGTGGAAGCGTCGTGTCCGTCTGCACCCGCAAACATTGCCCATAAAACCTCTTCTACGCCATGCACGTTATCTACCGTGTCAGAAGCGTGACCTGTAACACCGGTTCCTCCAGTCTTAAAAGGTCGAACATAAGTTGAAAAGCTAAATTCTGCTGCAGCTAGTCCTGTGTTGAAGGTTTTCTTGCCTCGACGTGAGGTACCAGCGGAGCTGTTCGCTTCTGTTAGTGTAATGTCTGAGCTTTCAGAGGCTTGTGAAAAAGAAAAGCCTTCTAAAATAGGCACTTGCCAAACGCTGCCGCTTGTTTCTAGTGTTACGTAGAGCTTCGCGTCTCTACTCATATATACTGCCATATTATTTCTCCTGTGTAACCTTGAAAAAGCTTAGTGTGAACGTTTGTTCTTACTAGCTATTTTCTAATAACGAACCTCAATTTGTATCTCTGCGACACCTAAAGGCTCTAGTACTCCTTCATCGGTATCTATACTAATGACTGAGATTTGGTGGGTAAATTGTTCTTGCCCTGTTCTATCGTAGTACTTCAGCTTAGAGTTCTCCTCTAAAACAGTCTCTACATCCTCTAATAAGTATGCTAGGGCGGTTGCAGCATCCTCTTCCTCTACGTAACATCTTACCATTACGGACAGAAAACGATCTTTGTAGCCTCCTCCTTGATACTCTCGTCTTTCTTGTCCTGGGTTTAAGTGTACCGCAGGAAAGTCCTTTACTTCGTCCCAAAACAAAAGCCTTGGGCTGACATTGTTGTATAAGTTTGTAGCGTAGTGCCCAGTACCGTTTATCTTTTTTAAAGCTTTTGCAAGGGCGTCTACTATTCCAATTCTTCTGGTAGTATATGTTCTTGGTTCCACTACTCAACTCTCCTAGTAAAGAATCTGCCCATTGCAAGGCTGCTCGCAGCAGCTCTTATGGAGGTGTCTATTAAAGGTCTCGGATCTCGCTCTATGGATGACCATCGTGTCCCGCTACTGCGCTCAAAAACTTTATAAGGGTTTGTTCTATATGTGTACCCTATACTTGGAAAGCCTCTTGCTGTCTGCTGCACATCTGTTATCTTTACGCTTTCTGAGAATCTACCCGTTCTATTCACGAGTGCGGGGGTTCCCATATGCTCTCTGACTATTTGCGGTAAAATATTGTTTAGCGCAATTATATCTTTTAAAGGTACAGAACTTATTCCTTGCTCTGTTCTGGGTGCCGTATCTCCAACACTTTTAGTTCCTGGCACTTGTCTCTTCTTGCGCTTATTCTTTTCTTTGTTCTTAGGGAACTTGGCTTTAGATTCAGTCTTGGAAGCTTTACCCAAGGACTTTACGGCCTCATCTACCCCTTTCTCTAAAGATATAGTAACATCTACATGCTTTCCTTTTCCTACCTTTACGTCTTTCAACATATTTGCTATTGTTACTGCGGTGACCTTCTCTTTTAAGTTAGGCGAAGCTTTTAGCTCTGCAGCTACTTTAGGGTACTTTTTTATAAATACGTTCTTCACCGCCCGTATAATAAGAGCCTCTACCTTTCCGTCTAAAGTGTTTGCTTTAGTGTCCTGTAGTGTTATTACAGAGAAAAAATCTTGTCGTACCTTTCCTTTTTTAGTAACAATCGACTCGAACGTACTTATTAACTCATTTAAATGCGTTTCGTAGGTTGTTAAGTCTGCCAAGTCTGGCTGATTATTTACCTGTCTTGCTAGTTCTGCTAGTACGTTGTTTTGAAACGCACCTTTTAATTCTTGTTTAAATGCACTATTTTGGCTTAGTCGCATTATGAGAGCTGCACCAGTTATTTGCGATATGGCAGAGCTCTCTTCTCCATGCCCTTTCTCTATCAGGCTTTGGTTCTGTGCTCCGTACAAAGCTTGTGTAGCTTTAGCAAGCCCTACCCCTTTTGTTCCTGCGCTACGATCTTTTGCTATTAGCTCTATTAAGGTTTCGGAGATCGCTTTAATGACTGCGGATATAGTGCTGTCAAAGGATTGAACTAAAAATACGTTTTCACCCCACTTCGGCTTAATACGTTTAAATACTATTTTAGACTTTAACGCAGTAAATTGGCCTGTACCTGTCTTTTTCTGTGCGACTCTCCATCTTTCTGGGTTTCGAGTTACGTAAGCAACATGAGCCTTTCTTGCTACTTTTACTCCTTCCTTTCTGGCTTGTCGTATGAGCTCTTTTAAAACTTCTCTGTTTTTAGGGTTACTTTCATCATATTTAGAAGGCATTGCATTTGCAAATGCCTGCATGTACCCGTCTAAGTCTTCTTCTAGTACCAGTATTTGGCCTGGAATACCTTGTATAAATGTACGCAGTGCCTTCTTTTCGTACTGCTCCATTACCGTAGTATTGAGCTCTCTCATATAAGACTTTACGTCTTTAATCGCCACTAGAGAAGCATCCGGTACAAGTCTAGTACTCTTTTAATATGTGGAGGAAAGTCGTTTGCAGTAGGCATACTATTATCAACAGTAGAACCTTGCATAGCAAAACCTTCTTTGTGTTCATCCTTCAGGTAGTACGTAATTAAGTCGTATACTGCTAGCTTTAAGTCTTCGGGGCAGGACACATACCCTGCTCTGTAGCTAACCCGAACTGTTCCATACCCTGTTTCCCAAGTCTTTTCTTGGCCGTCTAGTATGCGAACTAAAGTGTCTGTGGTTGTGTCGAGTACGTAGCCGGAAGGGTCTAGCGTAATAAAAGCCGAAGCGCCCGCAGCTTTCTCCTCTGCGGAAGTTATGCTGACTACCGGGCACTCCGAAAGCTGAATCTTACTTACTGCCCAAGGCAGGTTAAAGGTTTCTACTTTGTCTACGCCGTAGTAGTCTACAAAAGACGTACCACAATAAGTTTTTATTAGTGAGCTAATAGAAGTGATCAAGACCTCGGTGCGAGTATCGTTCTTCGGAGAGGTAATACCTTCCGCTTCCTTATAATCTTCAAGTTCTACTAGATTCATACTATTAGCTCAATAATAAAAACTCGGGGGCCTCGTTGAGACCCCGTTGCTTTTATGCTGTTGTTATGCTCCGAACTGTACCTTAACGGCTGAGTTATGACCACCAGCGTTAGCAAACGTCTGGTTAAAGCCAAGCGATTGAGTGGCTACGACAACTCGGCGCTGGGCACCAACTTCGTAGTCTTGCTCAACCCGCACTCCGCGAAGAGTAGGGATCAAGAAGTTACGAGTATTAACAACGTAAGCCACAGTATCTCCGATAGCGGGTGCACCAGCCGTGCCGGTATATGCAGGCATCTCGCCCGATACTACTACAGGCGAGCCATAGATCATACCTACCTGACCCTTGATTTTCGTGGCTTGATCGCCTACATCAGTGATGTCTGCAAAGCCGTCGTCTTCAATCAAAGCGTAGTACTGTGCGTTATTCACAATATATGCAACATCGCCAGGCTCTATAGCATACTTGCCCATAGTACCGCGAGCAGCCATTAACTGAGCTGCAGTAGCTGGATTAGCTGTAGTTATGGCGTTATCAGCGTCGAAAGCAGATGCGATAGTACCGTTACCTAAACCAGCAAAACCATTGGTGTTAGAGGCACCTTGAGCGCCTACGATGTTGGCCTCGACCTTACGTGCGTGCGCGCGTGCAACACCGTCCACCAACATTGGAAGTAAAGGAATCAATACTGCTTCGTCTACATCGTTCTGTATATAGGATTGGCTAATCAAACGGTACGCTGTAAGCTCAAGCTCGTCAGGAGACATTACGGTACCCGTGGCGCCATCATTAGTCAAGTTACCTCCCTGATCAGCATTAACGCCCCAAGAGGCGAAGTTTACATCTGGCTGCAAAGGCAAAGTGGTACGGGCTGAATTAACCGGCACTTTTTGGAAAAGATCAGCTACACGAGTATACTGAGTAATTTCTTTCCCAATAAAGTTAGCTAGTTCTACATCAATCTCGGGGGCACCACCATAAGTGATACCAGCCTTTTCTTGTACGTCGCGAGCAAAGTCAGTGTTCCAACCCTTGCCAGTTGCTATACCCAACAAGTGAGCGTGAAAGAGTTTTTCGCTGTGTTGCTTAAGATCGCCTGAAGCAACGCCGCTGCGATCGGTAAAAGTAGCTTTGCTGTTACGCATTGCTTCTAGCTCGTCCGCTTTCTCTTTAAGCTCCGCTTCGTATTTCTTAGCAATTTCTGCTACGTCTGCGTCTTTAGCAGCTGCGAACTCTTTTTCTAAATCAGCTTGAAGACGCTCAGCGCCAGTTTCAATACCTGATTTAATTGTAGTTTTAACTTGCTCGTCTTGAGCAGCTTTTTCTGCAGCGTCAGCCTGAGCTTTTTCTGCTTCAGCTTTTTCAGCTGCTTTTTGTTCGGCTTGCTTCATTGCAATTTTAGTCGCTGTTTCTTCAGCTACTTTCTTTGCGAAAGCTTCCAAATCGATGTTGTTATCATCCATTGTATTCTCCTGAGTTTTTCCGCTGTTAGCGGTCTTTTCCAGTGCTTCTCTAGCTACGTTAGAAACGTTTGCTTCTTCCTTAGCCAGAGACTGACTGGCTAGATCTGCACGATTAGTGAAAGTTTTTTTGAATTCTTCGTACTCTGTCTCAGAGTCAAAAGACTTCGCTAAAGAAAAAGTAGCTGCTTGATTGCAAGGCACGGAAACAACCGAGACCTCGAACAGTTCAGCATCCTTAATCATCAATCCGTCAGTTTCTTTTATATAATCAGCATCCTTGATTCTGAAACCAACGGAAAAGGCCCCAAGAACACCGTCTTTAACTAGTTCACAAACTGCTGCAGGCGCGGACTTGCTGATCTTTGCTTCCAGCTCTAGCCCTCGCTCTGTTATTTTTAGCCCTGTAGCACGGCCAATAGGTTTATCATAGTCGTGATTGAATAAAATTACAGGATTATTTTTAAAGCTTTCTAGGCCTCCTTTAGCCCAAGCTTCGGCTGATATTACGTCGCCTGCTCGGTCTGAATGGTCTGTACTTGCCATACCTCGAATCATAACGCTACCGTCATCATTCTCATGTGATTTGAACGTTGAAGTTACATTGAAGATTTTATTCATGATTTTTTAAAGAAAGGCTTATTGGGCGTCTCTTTGCTCTTAGGCTTAGCTTCGACAATCACCTCCTCGGTCTTAGCTTCTGGGGCTGCTTTTGGTGCTGCAGCGGTAGTAAAGTTAGGGTACGTGCGATTAAATGCAGAAAGCATCCTACGTGTGGTACGAAATAAGTTGCGAACTCCGATACCTGAAACAGGCTTGTCGGCAGCGGCAGTATATTCCTCCGCAGAGTATACTTTACCTTTCTCCTTGAAGAACACTTCTAGCTTAGCTAGGGCGGCCTTTCGTTTTCGTTTGATCATTCTTCTTCTCCTTCTTCTGCTGGCGGTCTACCGCCTTCATCTGGCTGGGTTGCAGACCCCGCTATGTTTTGGGGTACGCGTATGTGGTCGCAATCTTCTCCGAGCAATTGGTACCCTAAACCTTTTCGAGCTTCGTCGGGGGTAACAATGCCTCCGTTTACCAACGAAACGTAATAAGCCGAGAGTTCTCTAAGCTCAGGCTGTAAAGCCGTAACTTTCGTAGAGTCCTCTCGAACTTCAAAACCAAAGTAACGCTCTAACGCGAAGTTGAGTTGAGTAACTATAGGAATAATGGTTTCTAGATAGTACATTCGTAGATTAGGTCTAATATTAGCATTATTACCAGAGTCTAGTAGGATACTAGGTACGCCTATAGCCTTCAATACAGTAGTCTCATAAGAGTTTACGGAGGCTTGGAAGTCTAAATCTTTAAAACTAACTTTGCTTAAATCAGCAATATCCATATCGCCGTCTAATATTAAGGGGCGCCTTCCTCCATTAGAAGGATTATACTTTTGTGCCCAGCTTTCCATCATTCTATCTTTTATTTTAGTAGAAAGCGTGTGGGGGCTTTTGATTATAAGTCCTGGAATAGCTCCGTTCTTAAAGAAGTTATCTTGAAAGTCTCGCATTCGCTTCAGCAGCGCCATTGACCGAGTAGCAGGCTTTAGTCTTGATAAGCCTCTAGAGACTGAGTCGAAGGAGTTATCTTTGACGTGTATTATTTCCCCGGGAGAGAATTTAGTTTCATTAAATTCATAGTAGTCAACAGGCTTTTTTACACCTTTTACAATTATCATTTTATTGGCGGGAATGTGGTACAAGTGCGCCCCGTCAAAGTATAAGAACATATTTCCGTCTAGAATGTAGTCGGTGACAAGATTGCGTTTAAACCTACTAATGTCTTCATAAGGGTTCGGCTCGACGGTCAATAGCTTTTCTACTTTTGACCGTCTAATACCTGAAACGACTCCCGCGTGTTTAGTTGCCTGGCCTACAAGTGTAGGGATAGCAGCGGCATCGTTTATAAGCATATTTACGCCTCGGTTAACGATCTCTAAATTCTCGTAGTACCAAGTATGGCTGTGAACTTCCCTACTCGGCTCGTGGCCGATGTCGTAGTGCTGCACAGGATTAAGTTTTTCCTCTGCTTCTACTTTAGGGGTAAAAAAGTTATACCAAGCCATGTTTCTCTCTCTGAATCTTAACCCACCTTTCCTGCTTTTTTGCAGTAGCTAGACTAGGATCTTTACCATAAATTGAATGAAGCTGTAAGTGGTGCCTGTGACAAAGAGTTACAGTATCATCGTAAACTTCTTTACCATGATCATCAATAAACTCATCTCGCCACTCTAAAACTAGATACTCTTCCAGACTGTTCTCCTTCATATACTTACGCATTAGAAGCGTCATGGTATAATAGTGGTGAAAGTCTAGTTTCTTAGTATCTCCGCAGATTTCACACTCCGGCCCTTTAATATACCCTGACTTGGCTTTATCTCGTATATACTTGACGCAGTCCCGTTTCAGTTCCATTTCTTAGTTTCCTCAGTTAGTAATTATTATATCTTGGTAAGGGTTAATTGTCAAACACTATTTTTCCTACCTGGTTAAAAAGTACCGCCCTCTACTTGAAAGGAGTACATAGCGTATCTTATAGCGTCGGCTATGTGGCAATATTCGTTGTGCACAGGCTTCTCATTGATAAGGTTGGGGTTAGGGTCCCATTGGTACGCGTCTAGAGATCCTAGGGAGTGGTTGCAAGATTGATCTACATACAGTTTATTATTGTCAACTAGAGAAGCTACATGCCCAATGCCGTCTTTTACAGACTTTTTCGCGTTTTGCGTAGGTATGTCGTACAACTCTGCAAGGTCAAAGCGAGTCTGGGCAGCCGCAGAGTCTATAAATATGTAGTCAATTTCGTACCTGTCGATAAGCTTCTGTATTTCCTCTGCGTGTCCTGCAGTAGTACGCTCACTATTTAAGTACTCGGCCAGCAGATAGTACTTTTCTGCGTCCCAGTCATATGCAATTACACAAAAGGCACAAGGGTCTCGGAAACCCACGTCCAGCCCTGCAAAGACATCCATACGGCTAGTATCTAAGTCTTTTAGGTTTTTAACTTGAGTCTCAAAGTTAAAGTTCCAGATCTGCCCTTCGTATGTGTTAAAGGAAGCTTCGTACTCCTGCGCAAACTCAGCCTTTGACATAGTCTTTCTAGCTTCCGCTACGTCATCTGGATCCATTCTAGGGTTGTCTCTGTATGTGGCATGTATAGACGCCCACTCGGGGAATTCCTCAGAAAAGCCCCGGTTGTAAAATTCTGAAAAATAATTCTGCTTTCCGCGAGGGGTAGATATAAATAACGCCTTTGAATCTTCGTGGTCGAGAGTAGGCCGCAAGGCTACGTTAAATGCATCTCGTCCGTCTGTCAACGCAGCTTCATCGAAAATTATGAGCCTATATGATCTACCAACCGAACTATCAACTTGGTTAATCGAGCCCATACGAACGTTTGACCCGTTTGATAGAGTTAAAATCTTATCTTTCGTATTATCTTTCGTAACTTCTAGATTGAAGTGTTTTATGAGACCCCGTTGAAGGTCAAAGGAAATATTGGATAACGAGTAGTTCGGCGACATGATTAAAACTTCCATGTTCGGGACTAAGGCTACCAGTTGTCCGATGATGTTGGCAACGTAAGTTTTACCTTGGCGACGAGAAAGTGCGCCACAAATAAAACGATATTTGGGATTGTTGATCGCATTGATAAGAGCTATCTGGGAGGGTAGGGGTTCTATCCCTAACTCCTCCAGATAAGGCTGTATTGGAAGTTTTAAAAACCGTTCTGAAACGGGGTAGTCTACTATATGATCAGTTATAATGTCTTTTCTTGATACTAGCACATACTCACCATTTTACCTTATTGGCCCAGTAGGCTGCTGACATTTTACCTTTTGCTATGTTCTTTGCATGACGAGCCTTGAAAGAGCGACGACGAGCTTTTGACTTCGCGTCTGTTTTCTTACCAGCAGTTGTAACTCCCTGCTGCCCAAAGCGAATAGTCTTTGTTTTGTTTCCGACTTTCGCCACTACGATATGGGACTTTTTCTTGTGCTTTGGAGTACGCTTGGGCTTATTATAGCCTGAGACGCCAGCACGCTTTAGTTTACTCGACTTCTTTTTCTTCTTTCGTTTCTTGTATGCCATGACTATCCTCCGGAAAAGTCGACCGTTACAAAAATAGGCGCAGAAGGTCGAGCTAGTGTAGGTGTTACACAAACAGGGGGTGCAGAGTCCAAAGACTCTAAACCGTTATATGCTGTAATCGCGAAGCAAATAGGTAAATTTGCGCTGGCCGGATATTCAGCGTTTATGCTAGTAGCAGGCGCAGCTGCGGTAACTACCGGATTGCGAAGGTCTTCGAAGACTTCATAAATACGGTACTCAGTAACTTCTGCGCAAATGCCGGGCGAGTCACAAGTAGTGACGGGGTCCCAGGTAAAGTTAAACTCTAGCGCAGAGGCTAGACTGGGGATGAGTAGTAGAGGTATAAGTAGTTTATGCATTTTTGAGTAGTTTCTCCATAAGCTTGCCGTAGTTTCCTTCGGCTCCGTTGAACTGAACATTCGTTTGATTGTTAATCTCAGTGGTCTTCTCTAGAGATGCTAGTGCTTTTATTTCTTCCATTCTCATTTTGTGAGCCATCTGCATCAGGTCTGCTAAATCTTTCGAGGTATAAATTCCCGTTTCCTGGGCTTCTTCGAGTTTGCTAGCGATCATTTCATCCATTACAGAGGCGATATTGTTACGGTTGCGGTAGCCAAGGTCTAGATACACATTATCAATGTACCGCTTTACGTCTTTTTGAGCTAGTAGCTCTGTTACCTTGTGTGCGGGGACGGCGAGTTCTTGAGCTACAGCATTGATATTACCGAACTGCAGATAAGCATTTGCGACGTCGAGCCCTTCGGGGGAGATTTTTACAATTTCTTTTGACATGCCGTAAATTATACCAGGCTTAGGGAAGATTGTCAAGGACTTTTTTTGGTTTAGGTAGATTTTTAAAAATTTTTTTCGGTTGGTGTGGAGGGCGGGTAGTTTGGAAGGTCTGTGTAGGTTTTTACTATTTAGCGCTTTACTGTAGGTATTGTGTAGGTTTTTACACTTTATCGCTTTACTGTAGGTATTGTGCAGGTTTTTACTATTTAGCGCTTTACTGGCTCGTATTTAGTAACAAATAGGCCGTGAAGTGGGGTCCGCAGGGAAAAATTGATCAAAAGTCGTACAACCGCCCCTAACACTTTTTGTTAGGGGCGGTCAATACTTTTTTTATTCTAACACTTTTATTATGCTGTAACGCTCCCGTGAATATTTGCATCACCTTCCACTGGCTTGCGCTGGACAATACGCCATGGCGCTTGGTTAAATTTACCGTATGGGATTTTCTTTTTTGTTTTAAAACACTGGCGCAAAATTTCCACCTCTATAACGCAATCACTTAGCGCGGTATGATCCTCTATAAAACCGTGATCACCTATGCAAAAACGATAAGCAAATTCTGCTCCTGTTTTAACATTGCCAGCAGGACTCACCCAACCCAACGCTTTGCATGTGTTGCGGTATTTATCGGTGTTCAATTTTGCCTCACAAGCGTACTGCCATATGTCTAACACTTTTACTTTGCCTTGCAATACTTTATCCTGATTACCTAGCGCTTTATGCGTGTTGGCAATCGCGCGCATATCAAAACCGATATTATAAGCCGCAATTGTTTTCACGTTAAACTCTGCTATATCTGAGCGCAAGCGCTCGACTATAACAGACCACGCGGCCATTGCAATTTCTTGGCGCTCTAACATAGGCGCATAATGCGAGAATAGTTTTTTCGCGTAAAATGCTCCCATCATGATTTCGGGGTTCGTAAAATTTTCAATCACTAGGCTGTTATATTCTGCTAACACTTCCCCTGAGCGGGTGTGGATGATCCAGCCAATATCATATACATTGCCAGTGAGATCAGCGGTTTCGGTGTCTAAAGTTAAGATTGCGTTTTTCATTTTTTAAGCCTGTTTTAATGAGTGATTAGGATGAAACAATTTTGCATCGACGGTCTGAATTCGCAATTCACTGCGCGCCATTTCTAACACGCTGTCATTATCATCATAAAGCCGTACCATTGCGCCCCATCGCGCGCGAGGTATTTTAAGGCTATGCAAATAATTCCAGATTTTAGAATACTTGTATTCTGCATCGCCTCGACTATCGTCGGGTGCTCTGCTCATGAGCGCATGGTACGGCAGATTGTGCAATTTTAAAAAACGAACGTCGGCAGCACTCATCACGCGGGCGGTGCAGATTGCTTGCGTATTGTTTACAACTGTTTGGCGCATTTTAACGGCTAACGGTAGAACACTATCGCGCGCGATTTTTTCGGGAGTGCAATTTTCCTTCCAGTGCGCTAAATCTAAATTGCCATTTGGCAAGGTGCATTGACGGTGTGAGCTATCAATAACAGTGTGATCTAAATCCCATAAAATAATCATTTAACTAAACTCCAAAAATATCCAATTGAACCGATTGTATTCAATGCCACTAAATTATAAAGCGAATGATCCAGCGCTTGAACTGTCAACAATGATAAACCGATAATCGCTAACACTTTACCATAGGGGCGGTCTATGATGAAAGGAGCGGCAGACAATGCTGCCGCTCCAATCCAGCCACAAAAAACGATCACGAAATGTTAGCCAATAAAGCAGACAGTGAGACCATTGGCGCTTTAACTAGGCCATTTAGTGATCCGTCATCGGCATCGACGGCTTTTTCGATAGCCGCGACAAGGTCGGCTTTTGAGGCAGCAGCTTTTTTAGCTGCGGGTTTTGCCTTTACTTGATAAGGTAGATCTAACGATTTTACCTTAGCGATAACAGAACGGCTAGAGAAACCAAATTTCTCTGCGAATTCAGCCGCACGAGCTTGGTTAAAGGGAGCGACTGCTGCCGCCTCGATAAGAGCAGCTACCTGCTCAGGAGTGTATACAGATTTTGACATTTTGAATCCTCCAACGGATTGATTAAGTGAGATTGTATTATAGCGAGGTTTTGAGGTTCTGTAAAGCGGTATTATTACCCCTTTTGAGATTTTCAGCGCTCCCGCTATACCTTTATAGGTGCAATGCCTGTGCCACCTTTGAGAAAACCCTTTAAAATCAACGACTTAGCGATTTTTTATAGGCTAACACTTTTTTATAGGGGCGGCCAGGATGTTACTAGCGGTAACAAACAGTGTTGCCTGTTACGAAAGGTAACACTCACGGTAACACCACGTTTTTCAGGCATCACGCCATTATAACGCACTTTTTGCGCTTGTGTCAATGGTAAAATTACCAAAAAATAAGTGTTGACGGGCAGGGCGGGGCGTGGTATAATTTTTTGGCGCGGTCGCGCCGCTCCGAGGTTGTCAAGTGGTAATAAGTCGGGTTTTTTAGGGTAGGCGCGCCGATTTTATCATAGCTAGTCTCTGTGTGTCAAGCGTAAATATTTACACTTTACAACTAGGCAGGGATAGTCTATTATGTATATATCAACTAGCAAACATAGGCTTTACAAATGATTAAACTGATTCCACTTCTTACCGCTGCTGCGGGCACGTTTGTACTTTATAGCTATTATATCAATACACTGGGGCTTTGAAGATGATTATTAAAGTGAGACGAGAAGGTGTTAAACTTCGAGCGCTGCGGTTGTGGCATAAATGGTTTGTATGGTTTCCAATAAGGGTAGAAAGCCCAGGTAAAAAGAATATAATTGTTTGGCTAGAAACCGTCGAGCGTAAACTCATCCGTACCCCCTACCCGCACCAGCCGTGGCGTTATATTTACAGAATAGAGTCATCGCCAAAAGACTCGGCCTAACAACAAAAAAGCGTAAAATTACCGCTTGACAATTATGGCAGGGACGCTATAATATAACCATACCAACCCAAATGAGGAAAGAAAAATGGTAACTAAAGAAGATGTAGAGAAGGCTTATGATGCTGCTAAAGCTGCTCATGCTAAGGCTGATGATGCTGCTGATGCTGCTTTTGCTGCTTTTGAGGATGCTTGGGATAAATTCATCAATGCTGATTTTGACGCTGCTGAGGATGCTTGGGACAAATACATCGCACTCAAAAAGGAATTTGAAAAAGCGTAAAATTACCTCTTGACTATTATGGCAGGGACGCTATAATATAACCATACCAACCCAAATGAGGAAAGAAAAATGGTAACTAAAGAAGATGTAGAGAAGGCTTATGATGCTGCTAAAGCTGCTGATGCTGCTTATTATGATGCTGCTAAAGCTGCTGAGTTAAATGCTAAAGCTGCTGCTTGGGATGATGCTAAAGCTGCTGCTGAGGCTGCTGACAAGGCTTGGGCTAAATACTTCAAACTGAAACAGGAGTTTGAAAAAGCGTAAAATTACCGCTTGACTATTATGGCAGGGACGCTATAATATAACCATACCAACCCAAATGAGGAAAGAAAAATGCCAAACGATCTATTTTTAATTCAACAGCAAGAAATGGACAAAATCGAAAGCGTAGCGGGCGAAGTTGAACAAGCCTTGTCTAAAATCGAAGAAATGGCTAGAGAAGCAGATAGGGCTAGTGCTCGCTTATGGGAATTGATGGACAAAGTCAAGGCTAGAAAAGCGTAAAATTACCGCTTGACAGACCCCGCCAGAATTGTTATAATTTTGGCGCGGTCGCGCCGATTTTAGCACACCTAATTACCGTTTGTCAACTGTAAATATTTACACTTTACAACTGGGCTGAGGTAGTCTATTATGTATATATTAACTACTAGAAAGGAAAGAAAAATGGTAACTAAAGAAGATGTTGAGAAGGCTAAGGCTGCTGCTAAAGCTGATGATGCTGAGGCTGCTGCTCTTGCTGCTGCTGATGTTGATGCTATTGAAGCTGCTCTTGCTGCTGCTACTGAGGCTGCTGAAGAGGCTTGGGAGGAATACGTTAAATTAAAAGAGGAATTTGAAAATGCTAACTCAAGAAGATGTTGATAAGGCTGAAGCTGAAGCTGCTGACGCTGATGCTAAGGCTGCTGAAGCCGAGGAGGATGTTGCTGCTATTTATGCTAAGGCTAAGGCTAAGGCCGCTGCTTTGGATAAGGCTGCTGACAAGGCTTGGGATAAATACATTAAATTAAAAGAGGAATTTGAAAAAGCGTAAAATTACCGCTTGACAATTATGGCAGGGACGCTATAATATAACCATACCAACGACAACGGGAGATAGTGATGGATACCTTAGACTTAATGCTTATGATTGTTTTTTTCGTGGTTATCTCAGGCGCTTTTATGTCATAAAACACAGAGCTTGATTTTCATAAGAAATCGGCGCGGTCGCGCCGATTTTAGCACACCTAATTACCGTTTGTCAACTGTAAATATTTACACTTTACAACTGGGCTGAGGTAGTCTATTATGTATATATTAACTACTAGAGAGAAAAGAAAAATGCTAACTAAAGAAGATGTTGATAAGGCTGAAGCTGAGGCTGAGGCTGTTGAGGCTGATGCTGCTCTTGCTGCTGTTGAGGCTAATGCGGCTCTTGCTGCTGCTACTGATGCTGCTCTTGCTGCTGTTGATGCTTATGCTAAGGCTAAAGCTGAAGCTGCTGCTACTGTTGATGCTGCCTGGCATCGGTATGACGAACTAAGAGAGGAATTTGAAAATGGTAACTAAAGAACAGGTTGATAAGGCTGAAGAAGATGTTGATAAGGCTGAGTGGGTTGCTGCTCATAAGCATTATTATACTGATGCTTTTGGTGTTGCTGATGCTCTTGCTGCTCTTGATGATGCTTGGGATAAATACATTAAATTAAAAAAGGAAAGAAAAATGGTAACTAAAGAAGATGTTGAGAAGGCTAAGGCTGCTGCTAAAGCTGCTGAAGCTGTTTATGAGGCTGCTACTTTTGCTGATGAACTAGCTGCTGATGAGGCTGCTGATGCTGCTTGGGAGGAATACGTTAAATTAAAAGAGGAATTTGAAAATGCTAACTAAAGAAGATGTTAATAAGGCTAAGGCTGATTTATTCGAGGCTTATAAAACTTCCGCTAAGGCTGGGGCTAGTGTTGCTCGTGCGGATGCTGCTCGTCTTGATGCTAGGGCTGCTTATGATGATGCGGCCGAAGTGTTTAATATTAGCACCGTCAATAATGTTGATAGGCGTGAGGCGGCTCTTGCTGTTGATAGGGCTAGGGCTGCTATTGATTATGCTGATGCTGCTTATTATGATGCTTATGATGATGCTTATGAGGCTTATGCTAATACACACGCTGCACTAACTAATTATTGGAAACTAGCGGCGCCTGAAAAAGCGTAAAATTACCGCTTGACAATTATGGCAGGGACGCTATAATATGACCATACCAACGACAACGGGAGAGAATGATGGTAACTAAAGAAGACGTTGATAAGGCTAAATCTGAGTGGCAGGCTGTTGAAGCTGCTTATTATGATGCTGCTTATTATGATGCTGCTTGGGAGGATGTTGCTGCTGCTTATGCTAAGGCTAAGGCTGCTGCTGATGAGGCTTGGGAGGAATACGTCAAACTGAAACGGGAGTTTGAAATGCCGTAAAATTACCGCTTGACAATTATGGCAGGGACGCTATAATATAACCAGACCCACCGTGCTTGATTTTCATAGAAAATCGGCGCGGGAGCGCCAGTAGTAGTACAACAACGATTTTAAAATAGGTCGCCCCGGGGTCTCAACGTGCCTGATCAAACGGGTAGTCTCCCCACACC